TATACTGCGTTAAATAATGTTCCATCCCTCATTTTTAGATTTTTTCCAGCTTTGATGCTGCCATAAATTTTTGTAACATTATTTAAATTGCTGTTTGATTTTAATTGTAACTCGTAAATTTGATTAAGAAAGAAGGAAAAATATGAAATTAAAGACAAAAAAGAGCATTTATAACATAGTAGATGCTAACCACAAAGAAGGAAAACTACATATTGTATTTAATAATGAAGAAACCTGTGAAAAATTGCAGACCATTTTTTCTGACAAGAATAGCCTTTCGAGATTAGAGATCTATTCAGACGAGGATGTATTGACATCTGTGATTCCTGGATATGTTGTCCTTGAAAAAATAGAGCTGCAGGGAGAAGAAAAGACGGTTATCCTTGCAAAAGAAGTAGATGATACAGAGATGCGTATTACGGCAGTATCTGTGGATTTAGAGGAAAATGTGGTAAAAACAGAAGAAAACACAGATAGCATCGAAAAACAGAGAGCAGATATTGATTATATGGCGATGCAGATGGAGGTGAGTCTGGATGAGTAAGTTTGAAAAAGTGAAAGAGTATTACGACCGTGGTCTGTGGAGTAAAAAACGTGTGCATAATGCCGTTGGAAAGTGGATCACAGAAGAAGAATACAAAGAAATTACTGGCGAGGAATATGTTGCCGAAGTATAAGAACTCTGTTCTATAATGGAAAGAAACATTATAGAATAAGGAGAACAACGATGGAAGAAAAGTTTCGCACAGAGTTACTGGCAATATTATATAAGAAGATGGGGAAAGAGCAGATAAGCGAGGTAGATATGGCATTATCTGCTCTTTTTTGCAGGTATAATGTGGTGGAACAGTGTACAGATTTGGTGCCGGTTAATGAGCAGGGAAATGAGAAAATCCTTAAAACCTATATAGCATCTATGCGGTTGGAAGGGCATTCAGATCGCACTTTGGATCAATACAGAGACGCTGTTGTGAAACTTCTCGTGGATATTCCAAAAAATTTCGCAGATATTCGAACAAATGATATTCGTTTTCACCTTGCTAAGTATCAGAGTACGCACAAAGTGAGCTCCGTAACGGTAGATAATAAGCGGCGATTTCTGTCTACGTTTTTTGCATGGTTGACAGCAGAAGAGATTATTTCTAAGAATCCAATGTTGCGAATCAAGCGCATCAAACAGAAAAAAGTAGATAAGAAGCCATTTTCTGCTGCGGAAATAGAGAAAATCAGGGACTGCCTGAAGACTTCGAGAGAAAAGGCACTGGTGGAGTTTATGCTTTCCACAGGTTGTCGTGTTTCAGAAGTGGCTCATTTACGCATGGAAAATATAGATTTCCGAACAGGAGAGTGCACAGTACTGGGAAAGGGGAATAAAGAACGTACCGTATATATAAGTGATAATGCAATGTATTATTTACAACGCTATTTGGCAGAACGAAGTTGGAATGCATCTTCCCCGTTATTTTTAAATAAAAGAGGGACAGGGATGTCAAAGTGTAGCATCGAGCATTTGGTTCGCCAGATTGGAAGAAGAGCTGGTGTAGAAAAGGCACATCCGCACCGTTTTCGCCGGACAATGGCAACAAATGCAGCAAAAAGGGGACTGCCAATACAATATATACAGGCAATTTTAGGTCATAGCAAGATAGATACAACTATGATCTATTGCAACGTGAACAAAGAATCAGTAAAAGCGGCGTATCTTAAAGTTGCGTAGAACAAACAGCAATTTATTGAAATTTCAAAGGTTTGCCGTTACAACAACTGAAATTGCCGTAAATTCAGACTCGTATATTAAATTGCTATATCCGCAAAGTTACAAAGAATTGATTGCGCTTATTCCTATGTTTATCAGACCTAGAAGCCATTGGAATAGTAGAGGTACTTTTTGGAATTTTGATGGCAGTCAAATTAACTTTCGCGTTATTGGATTAGAAAGTGCGTCTGCACAGACATTTGATATAGAATATTACTGGGTTTACAAGTAGTCTAATATCAGCCACGATCAATTTATTTGCGTTTGAATTTGATTCCATCCTGAAAAAGAATAATTTACTCCATCATTGGTCGCGTTTCGTCCCACATATAACATGTAGTTACTATAGGCATTAAACGCAAATATTGGATAGTTCCAACTTCGACCTACAATACCAAAAGAATATAATACAAATGGATCGCCACTTGGCATTTCGGAAGAATTCGTAATGTAGTACAACCCAACACTGTCTATATCTTTTATGCTTGAAACGCGCTGTCCATAGAACAGATTATTCATTAAATTGCTGTTTCATGGAAACTTGGTACAAACACAACCCGAACGGGCGTTATACTTAAAGCATAATAATAAAGAAGGGAATACATATGATTGAATTTTTGTCAAATAACTGGCAATTATTAACCACATTAGCGGGCGTGACAGTTTGCTTATATAAGCAGGTAATCGCCACACGCAAAGGAGTCAGGGCATTGCTTCGTGCCGATCTGATTCGTTTGTATAACAAATACCATGATGATCTCGGATATTGTCCGGTGTATGTAAAACAGTCCTTAGAGGACGAGTACCAGCAATATCACGCTTTGCACGGGAACGGAGTGGGAACACAACTATATAATGCATTGATGGCTCTGCCAACGGAGCCACAGGAAGGAGAGTAACATGTTAAAGAATTGCGTATTGAAACCAAGCGTAAGCACAGAAAAATGGATGAAAGCCGCAGGTATCCGTGCGATCAAAACTATGGCACAGACCGCGATCGCCACGATCGGCACCGCAGCATTTATCTCGGCCATAGACTGGAAGATGGTCGTATCAGCATCGGTTGTAGCCGGTTTAGTATCGCTGCTCACCAGCGTAGCGGGCATTCCGGAAGTAAAGGAGGAGTAATTACATATGAAAATCAATGTACATGCCGGGCATAACCCGGACGGCAAGATCGCTTGCGGTGCAGTTGGACTGATTAAGGAGTCCACAGAGGCACGCAAGGTCAAGAAAAAAGTTATCCGACTCCTTAGAAAGAAAGGACACAAGGTGTATGATTGCACCTGCACCAATGGGACAAGCCAGACGGATGTCCTGAAGCGGATCGTAACAAAGTGCAACAAGCACAAGGTGGATCTGGATATTTCGATTCATTTTAATTGTGGAGTCGGGGATAAGAAAGGCAATGGTAAGACGACCGGAACGGAAGTGTATGTGTACAGTGAGAAAAGCGCAGCGAAGCCGGCGGCAGAACGTGTCGTTAAAGACATTGCGGCTCTTGGATTCAAAAACCGTGGAGTAAAGATCCGGACTGATCTGTATGTGTTGCACCGAACAAATTCGCCGGCGATGCTGATCGAGTGTTGCTTTGTAGATGACAAAGACGATGTGAAACTGTACGATGCCAAGAAGATGGCACAGGCAATTGTTACGGGAATTTTGCCGAGTGTAAAAAAATAATAATTTATTATAGGGTATTACAATACAGACCACCGTACTGACTTATAATAAAAGATGCCATCTTAGCATTTGGTGTTGAAATGGAAATCGGATATTGCAGTCTTTTTTCATAATTCCACATAGCTTATTTCACTCCTTCCCATGG